CTGTACCGAGTTGTAGACCGAATTTTCACCGAGAACCCGCTGGCGACGGCGGGTTTTTGATTCCTGTTTTCCGCCTTAACGGCACCTCTGACCTTTCATGGGAAAAATATGAGGTCGTTCGTGACGGTGTAACATACAAAAACATTTTTGCAGCATTTTCTGAAATTCAATTTTACGATTACACCAAAATTCCTGGTCGTAAAGTAAAAGACATTCCGAACTATCATCTGACATTTTCAGAAGCAGATGGTAATGCACTTGAAACGCTTAATGCTATTCGTGCAGGTATGAATGTTGCTACTGTTTTTGGTATTAAGAAAAATTCACCGATGCCCGAAATGTGGAACGGACTTCCAGTTTTCAACGGTGATGATTCTGATTTGCGTTTCCTTGATCCGAAGGGTGTTGTCGTTGGCTTGTATGCAAAAGGCAAAGCGAAAAAAGACACTTCTGGTTTTGTGAAATATCCTACAATTATGTTGAAAGCTGCTTAAGGAGAAAATAATGGGTACTCGCCATTTGACGTATGTTTATGAAGATTCTGATACCATTCTGCTTTGCATGTATGGTCAATGGGATGGATATCCTTCAGGTCATGGTGCTGATCTAGCACAATTTTTGAATTCGTTTGATGCAATGGTGAATGGTATTCCTGTTGGTGATAAACGAAAAATGGCTAACGGTATGGGATGTTTGGCTGCACAACTTGTGGCACATTTTAAAACTGAAGTCGGACAATTTTACATTTATCCACCGAAACTCGGTCATGATTGTTGGCAAGAATATGAATATCACATTCGACCAAATTCGGTAAAAGTTACTGATGGTAGTGGATATCCATTGTTTAACGGTACTTGGGAAGACTTCTTGGACTTTTGTACCGAAAATGCTGATGCATGATTACCGTCGGTGTATTGACAAATAAACCGTGGTATGTTATATTATAAACTCATTAACTTGATTGGAGTATATTATGGCTCGTACAATTTCTAAAAATCCTCGTCGTTGGGAACGTCTGTTGATGGTACTTGCAAATGGTGGTATTATCTCGAAAGAACAAATCGGTGCTACGATGCAGTATGATGCAATGTACCGAATTTCCACTGAAATGTGGTGGCTGAAGAAACAAGGTGCAATTGTTAAAACGCACAAGACTGGTCGTGAAGTTTCTGGCTATGAACTGGTCAACGTGAAAGAAATGGTTAAAGTTTTGAAAGATCGTGGATTCGCTCCACTTGAACTTGTTGCAGTTAAAACTAAACCTGCAAAAGTTGTAGCAAAACCTGCTGCTAAGCCTGTTACAAAAACTAAGATTAAAACAGTCGCAAAGACTAAAACTAAATCAAAACCAGTTCAGTCTATGGATGAACTGAAAGTGACTGAGGTAACTGAACAAGTTGCTGAAGTTTCCACCAATGATGTTGTAGAAATTACTGAATAAACCATGCGTCTCCTGCCAATAACTTTGGCTTTCGTACTCTCCAACGCTTCTGCTGTGCAAGGTGTTGGAGAGTATTTTTATGGACCTGATATGGCAGAAAATATTGCCTGTCAGATTGCGGAAGATTATGCACGTACTGATGCAATACGCAATTTTCTTGGTGAAGAATTTGAGTCTAGTACCACAGAAACATGCTATAACATAGAATGCATTTCTACTAGAGATTCAAATGCATCCGTCATGGGTGTGATTAAGAAGGTCAATAAAAAAGAAATTACAACATCCGTCGAACAAGGTAAAAAAGTTTGTACCGTCGAACTTGACGCTGATGTTGAAAAACTCAAAAACGATATTTACTTTAATGCGTGGACTGAACAACCCATATTTCGTCATGGAGAACAAGTTCAGTATTTTGCAGTAACAAATAAACCCGGTTATCTACATGTTTTCAATTATTATTCCCAGAAGTATCACAAAGTTCTATCGAAGAAAATTACTGAAGTACAGAACGAGTTTCCAATCTTGGATAAGAATCAGGTGATGATTGCAAAAGTTCCTGATGGAATGAAAGTATCGAAAGAAAAAATGGTATTCTTATTCACAGAACTTGACACAAAAACCAAGTCTGTGTATAATGATTCTGAAATGAATCAATTTGTTAGATCGCTTCCTATTACTAGTAAGCGTATCGTCAATCGTGTAGCGCAAATTGTGAGGTGAGAATGAAATATATTATGTTTATATTATGTACCTTGTTAGCAGCATGTGGTACAGTTGGTGGCGCCATGCAAGGTGCTGGTGAGGATCTGAACAAAGTTGGTACTTATGTTCGTAATGTGGGAAACTAAAATGAAAAAACTTGTATTGATACCTATTGTACTTGCACTTACCGCTTGTTCTTCAATCAAATATACTACTGGTCTTGAAATGAAAGCACCAGAGTTTGGTGGTGGCGATCAACAAGCAGAAGTTCGATATCCTGATTGGTTTACTGCAAAACCTGAGAAGGGTGATACTGCTCTTTATGGTGTTGCATCAGAGTATTCAAAAGATTTTCAATTTGCGGTTGACAAAGCAACACTGTCTGCCAAACGAGAACTTGCTTCAAACTTTTCTTCTCATGTAGAATCGATGATGAAGGATTATGTTTCAGAAGTTGGTGAGGCAGATCAGTCTACCATTCAAGAAATTAATCGTACAACTAAATTGGTTGTTGCTCGTGTTAATCTGATTGGTGTACAACGTACCAATTATAAAGTGGTGCATGAAAAAGAAGGTTATCGTGCATTCATTAAACTGCGTTATGCGGCAGATGAATCAAATCGTTTACTTGTGCAAGAAGTACGTAAGAATAGGAAACTAAATGCAAAACTCGAATCCTCTAAAGCGTTCAAAGAGTTGGAACAAAGTATCGACAGTATTATTGACAATAAACAAAACAACAACTAATCTTATCGCAAGCATTACTGATAAAGATAAATGGTTTTGGTACAAACTGTGGTTAGTAATTATGGTCCTCGCACTAGGTTTTGGTGCGAGGGGTTTATTTGAAATGATTGGCCTTTTTTATGTGATGTATCATGTTACGAAACTTTCTTAATTATTGCAAATACAGTGGACTGACTATTACAGTCCTCTGTAATTTTTTTCATTGGGGTATTATACCTCAGTTTTATTCTATCAAATCAGATTGGGGCGGATATACTACCTATAGATTCTCTTTTCTGTTTATCGGGATTTCTTTCTGGATTGATGATGGGAGTTGGTAATGTCTGGCATTACACTTGATTATGAAACGGCAGATAAAATTACTCTGTTGACTTTGAAAGAAGCTCTTAATGATGTAAACTCTTTTATTAAAAAAATAGAAGAAAAAGGTAATCCAGAATATCTTTCACAAGATTATGTGTATCATACACAGTTGCAAATACACTTGCAAGGTGTAATTGACTATTATGGTGGTTACGATTGAATATATTTTACTTAGATCATGATGTAAAAAAATGTGCAGAAATGCACAACGATAAACATTGCGTGAAAATGATTCTCGAATATGCACAACTTTTATCTACTGCTCACCGTATCCTTGACGGTACTATTTCTACTGGTCTCACTAAAACTGGTCGAAAAAAGACTGTATATGCTCTTGCCGATCAGCGTGATTCCATTCTCTATTCAGCTACTCATGTTAACCATCCTTCTGCAACGTGGGTAAGACAGTCGGACAGTAACTATGATTGGTTGTTTAGTTTATTCCAAGCATTGATGGATGAATACACATACCGTTATGGTAAAGTTCATGCATGTACTAAATTAGAAATGCATCTTGCTAGAATACCTAATAATATTCCATATAAACCTTTTACTGAACCAACTCCTGCAATGCCAGACGATGTTAAGGTTGTTGGAAATTCTATTGCTTCCTATCGGAATTACTATATAAAGAATAAGACTCATCTTGCAAACTGGAAGAAACGTCCAATTCCTGAATGGTATCATGACAATACTGAGAGAACATACCAACCAGAAACATCGTGAAGTTGAGGCAACACCTTTTGTTCAATATCTTCTATCTGGAAATATTACAAAAGAACATTATGCATCTTTTCTTTATGAGTTTCGTACAATCTATGAAGTTATAGAACGTGAAAATACTAAACACGATTTATTAAAAGGTCTTGAAGGTATTGAACGTGCTGAAGCAATTAATGACGATTTATATGAATTGTCTCAATCTTATTTTCATAGTTTGATGCCATCAACAATTGAATACACAAACCACATTCTTCAATTATCAAAAACCAAATCAAAAAGAAATTTATTATTTGCTCATGTTTATGTTCGTCATACTGGTGATCTCTATGGAGGAAAAATAATTGCTCGCCTTGTTCCTGGTTCTGGCCGCATGTATGCTTTTGATGATCGTCCAGGACTAATAAAAAAAATCAATGAAAAATTAACTGAAGATTTAGCTGATGAAGCAAATCTAGCGTTTGATTATTTTATAAAAATATTTAATGAATTAACTGAGTACACAAAACATGCCAACGTATAGTTTTATCGATACCGATACTGATGAAGAATTTGAAATCTTCATGTCAATCTCCGAAAGAGAAGAATTTTTAAAAGAAAATCCAAGTGTTCAAGCAAGAATGTTTGAAGCACCTGCTCTTGTTCGAGGAACTAGTGTAAACAATAAAGTACCAGATGGTTTTAAGGAAGTGCTTTCTAAAGTTGCAGAAGCACATCCTGAAAGTGTTGTGGGTGATCGTTATGGTAAAAAATCAATTAAGAATGTGAAAACCAGAGAGATTGTTAATAAACACTATCAAAAGTATAAGAAGGGGTGAGAAATACCGTTGTCATGCTAACTGTTGTATAAGGAGCATTTATGGCAAGGAAAACGGCATTAAAACAAGTTTACAGTAGTGATGATACGTTTGAATGTTCAAAACCAACTCACAGATTAAGATTGAGATTGGATGACATGAAAACATTCCAACCACTAACTGAAAACCAAAATAGATTTTTTCAAGCGTATAAACAAGGAGATTATTTTATAGCATTACATGGTGTTGCAGGAACAGGAAAAACTTTCTCAGCACTATACAAAGCAATTGAAGAAGTATTAGATAAGAGCAATACGTTTGAAAGAATTATTGTCGTTCGTTCCGCAGTTCAATCAAGGGAGATTGGTCATCTTCCTGGAAGTGTAGATGAAAAGATGGAAATCTATCAGCAACCATATCGTCAGATATGCGAAACACTTTTTGGTCGTAAAGACGCATGGGATAGGTTAGAAGAACAGGGTCATATACAATTTATTTCAACATCATTATTCGTGGTATGTCATTTGATGATGCAATCATCATTGTTGATGAAATGCAGAATATGACGTTTGAAGAAATTGATACTGTTATGACTAGGGTTGGACACAAATCAAAAATTATTTGGTGTGGTGATTATAGACAGACTGATTTGAACAAGAAGAAAAATGATGTATCTGGTCTATTGAAGTTCTTTGATATTGCATATCACATGGATGCTTTTACTAGAATTGAATTTACACCAGATGATATTGTTAGATCAAGTCTAGTCAAAGACTACATTTTAGCAAAATTAAAACATGAAGATATAGCAGAACAAACATAATGAGAATATTTTATCATGAACACATAGATGGTTTAGATTGTGTGCTTGAACAGATTAATGAAGAAACGGGTAGACGATACAAAACTCCAGAAGGAAATCTCTACCCGTCAATTACTACAGTATTAGGTTCGATAAAAAATGCTGAACTGGATGCTTGGCGTGAAAGAGTTGGAGAAGAATTTGCCAATGAAACTTCACGCAAAGCTTCTGGTCGTGGTACAAGAGTTCATAATACGATTGAAAAATATTTGTTGAATGAATTGACAGATAAGGACATTCGTAGAATGATGCCAGACTTGAAGGACATGTTTCGTAAGATTAGACCATATATAGATGAGCATATTGGTACAATCTATGGAGTAGAAAAAAGATTATACAGCGACCGACTTAGAATCGCTGGTACTTGTGATTGTATTGCCGAATGGGATGGTGTCATTTCGATAATTGACTGGAAAACAAGTAATTATCAAAAAGATAAGTGCCAAATTGACAACTACTTTATGCAGGTCGCAGGGTATGCGGACATGGTGTACGAGAGGGTCAATATCCCTATCCAGAGGGTCGTGGTGGCGATCAATGTGGAGCATGAAGGGTCACAAGTGTACGTGGAGGACAAAGATAATTATCTTGCCAAATTGGAAAGTTGTCTAAATGACTACTACTTGACAAACTAAAAACGGTATGTTATTATATAAGAGAATATGGAATTACATAAACGAACTATAATCAGAGCAATTACTTGGCGTATCATAGCAACACTAGTAACAGCAGCATGGACAGGATTATCTGGTGCGATTGTGATTAATATTTTTATGACACTAGCACATTATGTACATGAACGAGTCTGGTTGAAAATCAATTGGGGTCGTGAATAGAATTGTTGTAATTCCTTTGAAGTGAAGGCATTCTGGACGAGGGTTCGATTCCCTCCATCTCCACCAAAGTTATCTTCCGATAAACTAGAGGTTGGATTCCTCGGCTTACAAACCCTGCTGGTGGAAGCAGGAGGATAACTTTGATGGGGATGACCAGGTTTCGACAGGGTGAGATAGTAGAGAAGGCAACACGGTAGGCGATGACCGTAAATCAAGCAAATTAGTAAACGCAAACGATGAAACGTTCGCACTAGCAGCTTAATGCTAGATGGGGTTTAAGTAGGATGTACCTTATTAACCAAACATCCTACACCATTTTATTATGAACAGGTGACAAAATGCCTTTCGTTATTGAGCAAGTAGTTGAGACAAAAAACGAACAACTAGATGGAAACAAAACTGATGTTGGTTCTCCATTATCACTAATTTTAATTTCATTACTATTGATATATTTGTTTCGTGGTATTTTTTTCTCATTATTTAAAATAGGATTTATTTCTGTTATTGGATTTGGTTTATATAAACTTATATTATGAAAATATATCTCTCAAATTATCGTGACCATTGGTATTCTCCTTATAGATTTTTGGAGAAAGTTTTCTTTTGGCGTGAGATCGATTACGATGAACCGCTCATCGAAAAACTTTCTGATATGCTTTTACCAATAAGCACAGGAATTCAAAAGTTTCTTGATTTTGTATATCCACAAATTCGTTACGTCAAGATAGACAGATACGATACCTGGAATATGGATTCTACATTGGCTCATATTATTCTTCCAATGTTGAAACAACTGAAGGCAACAAAACACGGTTCTCCTCATGTTGATCTTGAAGATGTTCCAGAACACATGCGAACAACCACAACTGAAGATTGGGATCCGCAACGTACATTTGATTTTTATAAAGAAGATCCAAATATTGGTGAACCACATTTTGGTGAGTACGCTAATATACATGATCGTTGGAATTATGTTCTTGATGAAATGATTTTTGCCTTTGAACATCTTATCGATGATTCATGGGAGAATGAATATAGTTCTGGTGTGATTGACACTAAATTTGTTCCATGTCCTGATAATCCAAAATTATCTACGATGGAAAATGGTCCAAACCACACATACGTATGTGATTATGATGGATTGAAAAAAGTTTATGATCGTATGGATAATGGATTCCGTTTGTTCGGAAAGTATTATCGTGGTCTCTGGGATTAAAAGATACTAAATAAAAGACTGGCACCCACACACACTCGCCAGTATTACACACACAGGAGAAATTATGAGTAATTTAACACCGTTCGAGATTCGTCTTGAACTTCTAAAAATGGCGAAAGACCTTTTATTGGAAGATTATACTTCCCATAAAGAACGCCTAATCAATGAATGGCAAGTGAAGGTAGAGTCCGCTAAACTAAACGGACAAGCAATACCAGATCATCCAGCCTTTCCAACTTATCCCTCAGAAACAGATATCATCAATAAGGCAGCTGCCTTGAATGGTTTCGTTTCAAACATTACAGCAGAAAAGACACAAAGCAAAAAGTCTGCCTGATCGGGACAAGAGATGCTTCGGCATCTCCCTAACTACTAAGGAGAAAATATGCGAAACACACTCGTTTCTAATTTTTTTATTTTAACAACCTTTGCAATCGTATTGAGTTTAGTAGGAATATTCGTCCTTGATAGAAAACCAGTACAGATTGTATCACTTGAAAGTGTAGATGTAAAACTACACCATCTAACTTCTGACGCAAAGCGTGAAATCGCTTGTCTTGCAGAAAACATTTATTTTGAGGCAGCACATGAACCCGAAGCAGGTCAACTTGCTGTCGCATTTGTTACCATGAATAGAGTAAACAGTGGTAAATTTCCAGACACTATTTGTGGTGTAGTGAAACAAAAAATTGGTCCAACCTGTCAGTTCTCATGGTGGTGTGAAACGAAACCGTACGTTATGTCAACCAATCAAGTCTTGACAAAAACTAACAATCCAGTATATAATAGAATTCAAGATATGGCAGTAAACTTTTATTTGAATCATGACCGAATGAAGGATCCATCTAAAGGAGCTTTGTATTATCATGCAGATTATGTCAACCCTGGCTGGAAACTGCCAAAAAATATTCAAATCGGTAGACACATTTTTTACGGAGATAAAAATGGAAGGTACATCTAATAAACAAAACACAATATTGATTGTATGTTTGACTTTGGTCTTGCTTACATTCATATTCTCGTTGGTTTATTATTCTATTTCAGATAGAAAACTAATGGCGACAAATATTGAAGCCGCAATATCAAAAGGTATCGATCCATTAGCAGTTCGTTGTTCATATGCAAAGGGGGATGATAATATCTGCGTAGCATATGCAATATCGAATAAATCAATTGACGCACCAAGACGATAAACTAAAAGGAGTATATTATGGCAGTACAACAACTGAGTATTAATTCGTTGAGTAATCCAGCAGATCAGAAGAAACTTCTTTCTCTGTTAAAGACTTGTTCAGATTCATTGACACGTATTGAAGCAGAGAAAGAACTTATCAAAGCTGAGATTGCGGAGATTTCAGAACAACTTGAAATTCCAAAACGTTTACTGAATAAATTAGTTCGGGTTTATCACAAACAGAACTATGATGAAGAAGTAACAACCAATGAGCAATTTGTCCAACTTTATGAAACGGTGGTGAAATAATGACTAGATTTACATTTACAAATGAAAATGATTTTGACAATACACATGTCAATTATTCTTTCGATGCGGAAAGCATTCATGATGTTTTCGATCATATGAAATACTTTTTGAGAGCTTGTGGATACGAAGCTGCTGGTGATATTGGTTTGTTTCCATTTGTTGAAAGTTATGATGAATCTGAATATCAAAAGGATCATGCATTCGACAATATTCCAAATAACAGTTGGCCGTTTGGCGAATCAAAACCATCTACAGAATCTCAACCAATAGATTATAAACAAGGATGGTATGATTGGGTTCAACAAGAAGCGCAAGTTAAAAGTAGTATCCCTGCATTGACTACAATGGATCTATCTATTTTAACTTCACGACAAATTGAATCATGGAGTTTGCCAACAGAAGGAATCAAAGCATTGACCTCTGCTGATATCGCTGCATGGTCGATGCCAATGCCTGGTACTGCTGGTAGTGCTCAATACAAATGGCCAGATAAAGATGCCTACTAAAGATGAGATGATGAAGTTTGCTCGTGCAATTGATGAACTGGTTGCACGAACTGACTATAATTATATTGAAGCGATTGTAGAACATTGTAAACAAACTGGACTTGAAATAGAAGTTGCAGCTACACTCATTAATCAAAATTTAAAATCAAAGATTGAGAGTGATGCTATGGATTTAAATCTATTACCTAAGACCAATAAATTACCTATATGATTACAGCTTATGAAACCTTTCAACTTTATAATGCTTTGAAGTTACACTTTAATGGAAGTTACGATTTCTTTAAGTATAATGGTAAGAGTAATATAAGTGTGGATTCATTTGAAAAAAGAAAAGACAAGTATCATTTCTACAAATTGTCACGCAAATACACAAACAAGGAAGAAATGAAAAACTTCCTTGTTGCTAATTTTGTGGAGAATGACCAACTATGGGTTGGTGATTTACTTGGTGAAGGAGCTCACCAAAACTATCTTCGTCGTCAGAAAGCGATACAGTCTATTTCATATGTTTTTGAAAATGACATAAAGAATATATTTGAAGGTGTTGAAGATAAGAATGCTTTGATGCGTTGTAAAGAAGGTGATTATCCTCCTTTATTGTTAAAGTATTTGCGTCGAGAAATTCAAATCGAAACTCTTTGTGTCTTAAACAAAATTATAAATTGCATCGATGTTTGGGACGATTGTATAATAGAAACCATTAGATGGCCAGGAATCAAAAGAAAAATAATGAAGTATCAACCATTCATTTTATTTGATGAAGTACGTCTAAAACTAAAACTAAAAGAAATTCTAACATGAAAAAAATATTAATTTTATTGGCACTAATAATGTCTAGTGCAGCTGCAAGAGAAGCTTCTGTAATGCACTTGGATGTTAGTGAAAATAAAGTTCAATATAATACTAAAATATCTGATGTGCGTCCACTAGCCAGTATAACTAAGTTGATGACTGCAATGGTATCACTTGATTATGATGATGACTTAAATCGTTTGGTAGAATTAAAACCACTGGCTAGTACCTCTTTACCTGTACGAAAATATACACGTAATGATTTGTTTCATGCTATGTTGATTCGTAGTGATAATGGTGCTGCTGAAACTATCGCATCTGACTATCCTGGAGGTAGAAAGAGATTTATTGATGCGATGAATAAAAAAGCAATGCAGCTTGGTATGTTAAGTACACATTTTAATGATCCTACAGGATTAAGTGTAACTAATACTAGTACCGCAGTTGATGTGACGAACATGGTAATTGCTGCATCATATTATTCAATGATACGTGACACCAGTATTAAAAAACAAGCATTGTTTGAAACGATGTATAAAAAACGAATTCGTACAATACGATTGAAAAATACCAATCAACCATTATTGTTTGAGTTTGACCAGATCATTATCAGTAAAACTGGATTCACCAATCCAGCTGGATGGTGTGTTGCATTACTGGTAGAGAAACAAGAGAAAGTGGTAAGAGAAGAAGGTGTAATCGATAAAGTAACCAGAT